CTTTATATAGGTCGGCCTTCTCATGTACATTATCTTCATAGCCGCCTATAAGAGTATCGTTACCAGATACTGTATGTCCTAGTTCGATAAATCTATCTGCTAGATGGCTTCCGAGAAATCCAGCAATTCCAGTTATAAAAATGTTCATACAGTATCTCTACACAAATTAAAAAAGTTTTCCATTTCAGGAAATGTTTCTAAAAAGTTTACATTGCGTCTACGATCATATTCAGTAAACCAATTATAAAAATCTTTACGTCCTTCTAAAATGCGCTCGTTGCTATAACTGGTTGTTGCAAAGTAATCACGTACTCTACGAAAACGTTCATATTCTAAATCGCTAAATTTTCTTGTATCAGCATCGTCTTGGTTTGCTTTTATAAAATCTAAAATTTGATCCATATAAGGCAAAAATTCTTCTTTAGGTAAAATATGCATATCGTATTGTAAAGGCTCCTTTAAGTAAGGAGTATCAAATCTAATACGTCTACGCTTACCATCATAAAATTCTTTGCGCCAATCTAACACCTTTTGCAAAAATAATGTAAAGTTTGTTACACTTAAAATGTTAAAAGTACACATAACTGTTAAGTCTGACTTTGTGCTATTAAGAAAGTTTTTCATGTTACTTTCCCATAGTTCTGTGTTTAACCCAGTACGCATATATTCTGCTCGTTTGCCGAAAGAGTCCATACTAGTATATACTTTAAACTTTTTAATCTTATTTCCTTCTATTAGTTCGTTTACATTATCTGCAAACTTACTAATGATACGAGGACTAAGACCCATGTTACTATTTAGATTAAGTTCTATATGCGGACGTGGATTTGCTTTTAGTTCATCAAATATACGCCAAGTGCTTTTATGCATTAACGGTTCTCCGCCAGTAACACGTAATATGTTTAATGTTTTACTAAGTTCAGGCCACCAATCCCACCATGCCTGAATATAAGGATTATCGTCTTCTGCCATAGGTTTAAACCAGTCAATATCTAATGCATGATTGTTTACACCTTCAACTTTACCAAACTTCTTAATTTCAGCATGGTACGAACTACTTGCCATAGGATGACAATATCCACATTTAAAATTGCATTCATTACTAAATGCAACTTCAACATACTCTGGGTTTACATTAAAGTCCCAAGGATTGTCTAATATCTCTTTTACACGCTCAGGTTTATATATAGACTGGTTACGTATCATTCTGTCACTAATATGATCGTCTTTCATATCTTCAACGTTCCAGCAATACTGACATCCTACACAGCGTTCACCTATTAACATCTTAGCACGTTCTTTTTTCTTTTCTAACGTGTTATGTAGTGCGCTTGGATTATTACGTATTTCTTCAATAGGTATATGATGCGGAGATGGATGATAACAACTATGTGTATCACCTGTATGCAAATAGATTGTAACATGGTGCCATTTTGCTAAACAAAACGTTGGACTTATGTCATCCATTAATTCCATATTTTCTTTTATAAGTTGAGTTTCTGATTTCATTCTGGATCAATTACAAATTGTTGATTAGGGTTTCTACTTGGATTTTGATATACTGTTTTAAAAAATTTACTTTGTTCAGCATCTAAAGGTTCAAGTGCTATAGGGATGTCTAACTCTTGTTTTAGTTTATTACCAAGTTCTTCAATAGAGTCTTGCAGTCCTTCTATCGATACTTTTGGTTCGATTTCGTTCCAAAGACTATTTAAGTATTTAAAGTCCCTAACTTGTACATAATCCCAATCTGTACACATTGTTTTATACAGTCCTTCACGAGCTCCGTAAATTGCCCAACGTCCGTTTTCAACGTCAGCTCCCACCATTAGCCATATCCAAAGTCTATGCAAGTTTTTCCAATGTCCTTTAAGAAAGTCTTCTTGTGTAGGTTTGACGCCTTGGTCTAGTGTCATTTTTACACCTTCACGAAATCCTGCTCTCCAAGCCTGCTGTGGAGTTGCATTATTATACACATTACTATAACAGCTATTTTGTTGAATGTATTTTAAATCCCAGCAAAAGTCTACTTGTGCATGTGGGTTGTCTGGATCTGCGTTTTCATGTGTACGCATGTTTAGTACATAATCTTTTGGCCAACATTTAAGTCCGCCATTACCATACAGTAATCCGTTAATAACATTCTTACCGCACCAACTAATAACACTATGTTCTAAGTCAGTATGTTCTCCGAAGTCTATTTCTTGTGACAGAAATTCAGATATAATTTTATTATCGCCATCTACTGTAATAAATCTATCTGTTTCACTTAGTTCTGCACAGGCTTTGTGTGCAGCATCTGAACCTTCTACACCATGTACACGTTTAGCCCAAGGAATTTTACTGCATAAGTCTGCGTAATTTTCTTCAGCATTTGGCTCATCGTAACTTAGATAAATGATATCGTAGTCTAATACTCTAAATTTTTTATTCATTTGTTACCTCGTAAGAATATGTATCGAATCTTCTTATAGTATATACACTTAACGGCATTCCGTCAAACTCGTAATCTTCCGAAAACGGTAGTACAATATAAAACTCATTTCGTAATTGGTTAAGTGAGAAAGAAAGAGTTTTATGCAAAACATTAGGATTGTTTTTTTCTGTAATATGAAAATAACAATCTACATTTAATGTTACCTTTTGTTCGTTTAATTTTGCTTGTAATTCTTTGCCTATATAAAATTTCCAACATGTATTTTTTAAATCTTGTATAATTTTTATGTCTGCATTTACATCGTCATTACATTCATATAACCAATTATTAATATTATACACGGCACTATCTAACACGTTTCGATCTAATTCATATAGTTTAGATTGAGTGTTATAAGTAACTTTTATATCAGTAATTGATTCTTCACCTGTAAGTATATCTTCAACATCTTCATATGTTGTTTCAATAGAAGGATTATCATCTGGTATATCAGGATCATTTGTAACACTTATAATGCTACCTGTAACAGAATCAAAAACTACTCTATAACCAGTTGCTACTTTAGGTTTAGGTGCTTCCCATATTACAGACATAATACATCCTCATACAATTTTAATATTTTTGTTGTAACAAAATTATTTTCTGTATAATGAAATATACCGTCTTGTTTATGATTACCTATAATTAATTCTAGGTTAGGTTTAAGATAAACTCCTACTCGTTCTTGCCAAGTCTCTGTTATTGTGTTCCAACCTTGATTATGAGGTTTCATATGCGTAAAAGTCGGATATGTAGATTTTTTGTTTGTAATTTGTGTTTCACAATCTAATAATTTAGTTACAATAGCAGCACTAACATCCATGCTCATACGTTTAGGATAATGTTCTTTTACATATTGTCCATAAAATAAATTCCAATTATTTGATACAAGTTCTAACCATTTATAAAAATTATGTGCAAAATCACATTTTTTAAAATAATGTACACCTACATATATATCAGGAAGATTATTGCTACGAAATGCTTTTCTATAATATGTATCGTTAATTAAGTTACGCCGGTAGTCATAAACATTACTAACAAAATACATTTCGTAGTTAGACAAAAAAGTCCACCAACTATCTATATTTTGTAATACTAGCATATCTGTATCCATTACAATAGTTTCATCGTAAGGTGTTACATGATATGCCTTCCATCTATTTTGTACTTTCCAGTCCTCTATTTTAGCAGTATCTTCCCAAGGTATAGGAATAATATGATCAAATAAATTTTGATATTTTTTAGGAACAGGATCATTAGTTACTATTGACACACCTGTATTGTTAGTTGCCTTTATACTCATTGCACAAAGACATGCTTGTGTAACATAATTGTCTTGGCTATTTTGTGCAACCATTAAAAATCCTTTAGACATTAATGACCCTTTCAAGACTAAATTTATTCATTACATGTACACTAGAATTTTGAAATCTAATCGGAACATATTCTCCTAAGTGATCTTTCTTTTCAACTAAAAATAAAAAACGTTCATCTTGCAATTCTATAATTATATCTTTATCAGTAGTGTAAAATAGTTTTCCTGGCATTGATCCAGCAAAGTTACCAGATTGATATCCGTTCATTATATGGATAGCAACACTAAATGCATGATCATTTCTATATGTTACAGAATTAATTTGATACACTGCATTATAATAACTCCAGTTTTCTTGTATATGTTTTATTAAATTAAAGAAAATATTGTTAGTTTCTGTCTTTCTAAAAAATACACAAGTTGCCCAATAAAAATCTACACTAGTGTCTGATACATAATCAAATTCTGTATAGTCTCTAAAATTTGCTAAATCATATGCATCTTTGTATATAAGAAAATCTAAATGCTGATCAAAACAATTATTTAATACGTTATCAGCAATTACAAAATCTGTATCTAATAATATAGTTTCAGTGTAAGGACTAATATCAAATGCTAGACATCTTGAATCATTTTTAAATTCTAAACGTTTTTGTGTAATACTGCCGTCATAAAATCTTTTAAGACTGTGAGTTTCTGACCAGTCAAGTTCAATTACTGTATCAAATATATCTTTATAGTCTGGATATGCTTCCGCAAGGTAATCAAGACTGTCAGTTGCTACAGTAGTTGGTAGATTTAAATATTTACGTACTCGTTTAGCAAGAAAAATTGCTTGTTTAAGATAATCAACTTGTGAATTGTTTCTAGCAAACGTAAGGACACCCTTACTCAATAATACCCTCCACAGATCTATTGTTCTTTAACTTTGTATATTCATTGAAATATTTGTTAGATGATTCAAAATACTTTGATAGTATTTCTTCTAAAAATGCTTTAAGATCTAAAATTTCAATCGGCATGTTATTGTCATCAATTAATACAGTTGTAGTTTGCATCGACGATACAAGTGTATGACAAAAACTTATTAATTCTTGTGTGACTGTAAATTGCCCACCGCAATAATAGTGAATAATATCTTGTTTAAATTGTTCTGTTAATACCCTTTTTTGATTGTTAAGGGTAACCATATAATTAGAAAAGTCTAATGCTTTTTCAAGTCTTTGGTCCATACGAGCGCTCCTATAGTTAACACTAGTATATAACCATTATTTTGTTTTGTCAATAGATATCTGAGTTTATTGTAATGTAGTATCGTTAGTATATGTTGGTGTTGCAACTGCAACATACGATCCAGTTGCTCTATACTGACTTACTGTACTAGTTAATGTACTTCCAACATTTTCATCAACTGGGCCACCTAATCCTGTTTGGTCACCGCTATCATCGTCTCTAAAATAAATTCTAAACTGTAATGTATCAGTTCCTACTATTCTAGCTTCTACAATGTAATCGTTTTCAGCATATACACCACTACCTGTTTTTCTAAAAATTTGTTGATAAGTTGAAGTTATATTTGCATAACCGATAGCCGAAGTAGTTCCTGTTCCAGTTGCAGTTGTGCCGCTACGACCAAACTTAATAGTACCCATGTTAGTTACCATATTATTCCAGTCATTAAATTTTGCTCCGCTGCCACTTGCAAACGAAGCATTAAAACGAATTTCACCGCCGGAGTTAAAGAAGTAACGCATATGATCTGCACCGCTTGCTGTATGATTAGCACCGCTTGTTGTCTTTGTAGATTGTCCACCTGGAAAATTTACAGATACAACATGTTGAATAACATCTGGACTGTTGCCCCAATTAGTAGTTCTTGTGCTTGTAATTTTATTTTCAGCACTCATTTGGCCTGCTGCTGCTACAAGCCTATTTGTTTCTGTTAGTCCAATTACAGCGTTATAGTCATTGTGTCCTTTGACTGTTTCATTCGGACTGTTACTTGCATCTGCACCAATAATTTCTGTAGCACTTAACTGTGCAATAGTTGTTGGCACAGTACCACTTTGATGAGTACGTGCATCAACTGTATCTGAATATAAATCATTCATATGTGATGCTAAAACAGTTTGTGTAATTGCTACTGATGATGATTGTATAGCTTGGCCATATCCGTAATCGCCGGTACCATTACCTAATACTTTTTGTATTCTTGTTTGCAGGTCATTATACTGAGCTGCTGTAATTATATCTCCGACGCTTACGGTTGACATGTTTTATCTCTCCATCTTTAAATACTTATACTTTAAGTACACATTCTATTAAGCACTCTGAGTCATCATTACATGATTCTAACGCTATTCCTACTAATCCAGTAGTTGCAATAGTTGAAGCAATACCATCTTGCCAAGCATAAACTGCCATGCCTTTTGAAACAGGGCCTTTTACTCTTACCGGAACACGACCTTTAAGTGCAACTGCTTGGCCTTCTGCTGCACTGTTCATTAAGTACGCCGGTTCTGCAGATATAACACCTACTACTATATCACTTGCTTTTGCTGGACGTACTTCTGCTGTGCCACCTACAGCAACAATAGTGCCTGTTGGTAACTCGTCTTCTGTTGAATAAACCTCTGCTAAGTCAGCATACTGTGTTGAAGTAGCAATACCTCTAAAGTATCTTGCTTCCATATCGCCATTTGCATCACGCAATGCTACAGTGTTTGCTGTATCTTGTGTTGTAGGATAATATACATTACCTGTAAGTTTTAATCCTGATGCGCTTGTTGCATTTCCATCAAAATCGTCTGCATATACAGTTGACCATTTGTTAGTTGTTGTTCCTAATGTTATACCAAGATCTCCAGGAGCAACACTTGATTGTTTTATATTCATTGGATTGTAAGTTATGCCCGCTGCTTCAACATATATTCCTATAGTATTGCCAACTTTTTGTGTAATTTTTGCAGTATTACCGTCTATGTTAACTAGTAAATCATCATCGTCACCTACTGTAAATCCAGCATCTACAAAATCAACAACGGATGTAAAATTTAAATTTGTTGTAGTTAAATAATCACTAGCAGGTGAGCCGCCTAATCTATCAGAATTTGTTGCTGTTCCCCAAAATCTTGCTGATGAACTAGTAACTCCGCCTACTGCATTTTGTGTATCAACTAATGTAATACCTTGATTAATTCTATCAAATCCGGTTATTGCATCTGCTGATGCAATTGTAAATGTATCACTACTAATAATTGCAGTTGTTGTATCATTAACAGTTGCAGCAATAACACTGTGTTGAGTACTAGGAGTAGCAGTATCATTAAGTACTAAACTACGCATCTGTGTTATATTACCTGCACCTGTACTTTGTGGGCCTACAAGGACAAACCCGCCTGAACCTTTTGCATATAATTGTTCGTTTGTTGTATCCCACCAAAAGTCGCCTTGGACTAAGCCTACTGGTCCTGGTTGTGGTCCTACTTCTGCGCCGCCTGCTGTTCTCCAAGCTGTTCCGTCATAAAATTTTAATTTTTCTGCACCTACAGATGCATCAAACCATAGCTGCCCTTGTATAGGTTTGCCAGGTGATTGGCTGCTTGCAAAATTTTCTAATAAATGTACAAAATTTTCATTTTGTACTTCGCCGTATCCAGCATAGTTTTTACCTACAAGTTTAAGATCTGTGGCATTATTAATAGTGCCATCATCTACTGTAGTTATGAATTGTCCTCTAAAGTTATCTATTTGATATGCCATTTTTTAATGTACCCCTGTATAGTGTATTTATCTTATGATTGAAATAGCCAAGTCGTGCCATCCCATAAAAACGTTTTTAAAATCGTATTTGTTGTTGCAGATACAGTAGTTACTGCATCTGAAAATGTAACTGTTTGCACAACAGTCTGTGATTCTGGAGAGCCAGCTTTATCAACACTAACATTAATAACTGATTTTGCGTTTTCTACCGCAGTTGTTCCTGCATAAGTGTATTGGTATGCTAATACTCTAGCTTTTCGACCTAATGTATTATCAGGATATAATAAATCTAAATAACCTCTAATATCAGTGTTTGACATTCCACTAGCGTCCATTGTAATTGCCACGTCAGAATCTTTTATTTGTGCATCAACATAACTTTTTGTTGGTACACTACTTGGAACGTTGCTATCTATAACTCCTCTAATTATACTGTTGTTAACTACTAAGTCACCTGCTGGACTTAGATTTAAATGTTGTCCATTTGTAGTTGTAATAGTACTACCTGATATTGTAATATAATTAGTTTGTAAACTATTCATTACACCTAATGATGTTATGCCTGGAGCAGATGTTACCGAAGATCCTAATGAAGTTTCAGTTAATACTGTATTACCGTTAATTTTATATTCTTTACCATTACCTAAATCTATATTTTGATTACTGTGAAAAGATTGGTTTGAATTTTGGTATAGAAAATCTTTACTACCTTGACTAGATTGTACAATTATACCAGCACCGTCTACTCCTGCATCGTCAGTAACAGTACTATCTTCTAAAATACCTAATTCTAAATTTTTATCTTGGATACGTAGTGTTTGTGTTTCTATAAAACTGTTTGACCCTTTAACTGTAAGATCGCCCTCAATAATAACGCTACCTGGTAATACAGATGTACCTACGTGTAACATTGCATCAGGAGCTGAATTATATATACCTACTCTAGCTGTTGCTGCTTTTATTTTAATTGCATCAACTAAGCCTACACCTGTTGCACTTCCTGAAACTCTAAATGACATATCATCATTAAGAACTAAATTTTGGTATTGAAAATTACTACCTGCTCCGTCTATTTTTTGTTGATGTATACTTGTAAATTTAATACCATCGTTGCCTCTAACTATTAAACTTGCATCAATTGTACTTGTAATATCTGTTCTAACAAATTTTGTTACATTAACTCCGCCGATGCCATCAGCATTAGTTGCAGTGCCATGTATTTTATATTCACTGTTAAGAATATTAAATCCACGCTTTACTAAACGATTGCCATTTATGTCTGTTGCTAATCCTTCAATTGCAGCGTCAGCATTTGTAGATGCAATATAAAATTCTAAATTACTCCATACTCCAACTAAATTTCCACCAACATAATGTTTAATTACTGATCTTTCAAAACCTTGTGTATCAACAATAGTGTCAGGAATTTCTCCAGTAATTCCTTGAGTACTTTTATAAAGAGGACCTAATAGTTGTAACTCATCTCCGTCCCAACTATACAGTTGTTTATTTGATGTATTATACCAAAGATCTCCTTGAGACATTATAGGCTGAGATGGTTGTACATATGCGCCGCCAGCTGCTTTAAAGTCTGTACCGTCGTATACTCTTAATGTGTCAGTAGTAGTATCAAACCAAAGTTGTCCTTCTAATGGTGAAGACGGTGCAGCAGTAGATGCAAAATTTTCAAGCATTTGAATAAAGTTTTCGTTCACTGCTTCACCAAAGCCGGTGCTGTTTCGGCCAATTAAAGTTATATCAGTTGCACTTGTGTTTTTAACACCATCTATAAGATCTATTAAAAGTGATCCATCTGTTTTGTTTAACTTATAACTCATGTTGCGTCCTTACCGGTATAGATAATATAATTTGTAGTTAAAAATGGATTCATTATATCCATTGGTGTTTGGGTTGTATAATCTTTAATACCGCCAACATCTAACATTGCACTTGAATTTTGTACATCAGCTAATCCTGATGCTGTTGGTATCTGAACTGTTCCAGTTGTTGCACTTTCAGGTGTTGTCCTTGTTGCATAGTATTGTCTATTATTACTATCGTTATATAAATCGTGTGTATGATCAGGCAATTCAGCTTGTGTGATAGCATGTGTTTCGTTACCACCTGTAAATCCTACAGAATCTGCCGCAGGGTCTACTACTACGTTTGCACTAGTGCCACCCATATTATCCGAACCCATGGGCATACGTCCACGCATATCAGGTAATCCAAAATGTGCTGCTGCTGGCGATGCTTTAAATTTATTACCAATTACCTGATATAATAATGGATATGAACTAATTAAAACTTCACGCCCGTCACATAATAACCATACGCCGCCACCAACGGTTGTTGGATCAGGATCATTATCGCCACCGTAAGGCATAAACACACCTGGTGGAGTTTTAGGAATACTAGATAGTAACTGAGCATGTGTTACCTTTTTCAAAGGTTCGTTAACATCACCTGGTTGGTTAAGTAATACTTCATCTTCAGCATTTATGACTGTAGCTGAATTTTTATTATTAATAAATCCAGTATCTATTTGTGTTGTAAATGTTGCTACGCCGCTAGGTTGTTGTCCATTAAAACTAATGCTGTTACTAGAGACATCTCCAGTTAAACTAAACACTGTAGGACTTGCTAGTTGAGTAGCTGGGCCATTCATTACACCTGTTACTGTTCCTGAAATATTACCTACAAAATTTCCATAAAAATTACTTGCGTAAACACTACTAAATGATTTTATTGCACTTCCTAAGTTTACTGTGTTATTTGCACTTGGCAGGATATTACCGGCAGCTGTTATTTGTCCATTTACGATGCTATTACCGTGAACATATAGGTCTTGAGATATTCCAATTCCGCCTAATGTTTGTATGCTACCTGTTGTAGCACTAACACTATTAGTGTTATCAGTAACTAATAATCCTTCATTTGTTTGAATTTTACCATTTACATCTAATGCCTGTGTCGGATTTGTTTTATTAATACCAACTGTGTTATCGGCATTTACACGCATTATAGTCGATACTGATGTTCCTGTATTTAATCTAAGATCAATACTAGATGTAGGCGTTGTATTTGTAATTGAAGCAGTCCCTGCATCAACTGTTAAATTAAAATTTTGTGCTTCACCAATTTTTAAACCAGAATTATTTCTAATTTTAAATTGTTCAGATACTGTATTCTGAATGTCATTTCTTAAAAAACTAGCTGCCGGAATAACATCATTACCAATAGTTAAATTATTTGCAGTTTTGGCAGGTCCTATATATTCTGCTGCACCTTGTAAACTTATATTTTGTGTGCTTAAATTAATACCTGGTTCAATTTTTGCAAACCCTGTAATTGATGCTTTTGGTTCAAAACTATTTGTACTAATTATTACTGTAGGTTGACCTTTTATTTCAATTGTCATAACAGTGTAACTTATATTGTCTTTACCAAGAATATTTTGTATTTTAAATCCTGTACTAAGTCCTTCACTAAACTCCGGACCTACTAATATCCAGTTACTACCTGTATAAAGATAAAGCTGTTGGCTTGTTGTATTAACCCATAAGTCGCCAACTAAACTATTTGCTGCAAGAGGTTCATCTGACGAACGTTTTACACCTCCACTTGCTATCCAAGTAGTACCGTCATATATTTTTAATGTATTAGCTGACGGGGTAGTGTCGTACCATAATTGACCTGTTACAGGCGAAATTGGAGCAGATGTTGCTGCAAAGTTTTCCAACAAGTGCAACATGTTTTCACCGATTAATGTTCCGTATGCTGTTACATTTTTTCCCGGAAACTGTAAACTTGTACTCGTATCTACTGTTCTATCTTCAATTATAATAGAACCGTTGTTTGCCTCGTCTGTATGTCGTAGTGTATATGGCATCTATTACCCCTCATTAAATCCTGTTAAACTTTGTATTCTTACAGTATAATCTACTTGCACTAATCTGTTTAATGATTTTTGTACAGGATGGAAAATAACATGAGTAATTAATTTACCTTCTCCGGATGCACTATAACTTTTTAATCCTAGTTCATCAAAAACATATAAACTTTCATTACTGTCAGTTGTATCAAATGCAGCCTGTGCAGATGGTTCACCATAATCTAGTAAACATGTAATGAACACATCAGTATAGTTAGTGCCATTTACATGTCTTGTTTCTATTTTGTTTCTAACCTTATCAGTATTTGATGGACTATCTGCAACTACTTTACTAAAGGTTTTATTATATAAACTTGCATTAGTTCCTGTACTATTAGGTGTTAAATATGTAATAACACCACTTGGATCTAAGTTAGTTCCGCCGTTGCCAAAGTCCATACTCCAAACAAATCCATTGCCTTGGTTAGCAATACTTTCTGCTAATGCAATACTCATATTTTCATAATGAATAGCATTACGTTTGTTAATCAAAATTTCACCAGATTCAGGATCGTGGATTTTGATGTGTCCTTGGACCATTACTCCGTGTTCATCTTGCAGCATATTAATTCTCTCTTTCGGTTTATCAATTGTATTTATTCGGGTAGCTTGGTTGTGCTTTCTCTCAAGAAACTACTAATTGCAGTTTTACTTTCTTTTAGAGCAACACCCTCTTCGCGCCACTGTGTTCCTATTTTTCTTACTACTTTTATTTTTTGACCATCAATTGGAGTGTTTAATAATCTCAAAATATTATCTTCTGTACCATGTACGCTAAATTCTGCAAGTAATGTTTCATCAGCAGCTGGACTTGTTTGATCTAACAAATGGTTAAATTTTTGTAATGTTGTTTTACGTAAACGCTTGCCTCCAACAAACACTTCAAATTGATCTACTCCGTATTGTGCGGAGAAATTTAATGTAAAATCAGTAGTTGATCCATCACCTTCAAACTCTTGAATAAGTGTTTTATCTTGGTAAGGTATAGTTTCTATAGCACCTTGATTACTTACTGTAGAGCCTGCTTTTACAAATGTGTTAACACCTGTACCTAATGTGCCTCTACGTAGTTGACGCAGTACGTTATCTTCTTTAATAAAATATTCTATTCTTTCTCCGTTTATAAAAATTATACCAGGTAAGTTTAGTGTTTTATTTGGTTCATCTAATATAGTTCCATCAATTACTTCAATACGAAGATCTGTATAATTTAAATCTTTACTTAATATTGTTTCAGTATAACTGTTAATGCGCTTGTAGTGTGTTCTATTAAGAACATCCTTAAATTGTCTATAACCAAAACGCTTTGTAGATACTGGTGATGTATAATGAATAATGTCAAACTTATCATTGTTAGCAATACTTCTAGTAATTTGCACACTTTCACGATCATCACGTACTATATAATCTATAGTCGGACTTAATAATTCTCCGTTTAATGCAATCCAAATATAGTTTTCGCTTAAAATATTAGTTTTTAAATTTATTATACCTAATGATGTTTCAGCATATTCTTTCCAATCATCGCTACCAACAACTAAAGAAGAACGTTTAATTGAACTTACTGTTTTACGTTCTGTTTCTAAAACGTTGTGTTCACTGAATTGATACACTAAAATTTTACCATTATCTGGAACATTAACTAATCTTATTTCATTACCAACTAATTCATAAGATTCATTTTTTGTATACAATTCAACTGTATCACCTACATTATAAAAATTATTAAATAATTCTAATGTACTAGATTCAGATAACCATCTATAATCAATTGTGTTTGTTTTAAGCTCGCCATTAATATATACACTAATATCGTTAGATGTTTGACTTAGGTATGGTACGTGCCAATTACTAATAGGATAGAAATTTGCAATTGTTGCTGTAAATTTTGTTTTATATCCTGTATGTAATACATTGTTATTATCAATTACTAGTATGTTTACATCTAATGGAATACCAGTAAATGGTATTTGTGATAGTTCAAAATTTGTTGTACTGCCATCAGCTGTAAATTCGTCAATTGTAATTTCACTAAATGTTTGTGTATCACTGTCATATAAAGTATAATTTATTAAGGCACCATCTGCAGGAGCTTCACCAAATTCAAATATTACAGTACCTTCGTATGCATACTCTGCTGAACTTTTTACAATTTTAACATCTGCAACAGTACCTTGTGCAGTAACCGTACTTCTTTTTTCTCCATCTACTGATACAAACGCACTCATTTTATCTTGATGTTGAATCTTTGTAAGGAATTGTGCTGTGCTACCGTCTCCGATAAATGTACCTGTATCTAAAATCTTAGAACCGTTTGTACCTACTACCATTGTTGTAATGGTTGTACCGCTTTCTAATACATTATTAAACAATATAGTTTTATTAATGTAATCAATACTATATTCTTCTTTACCTACAATTCTATTTTTTGTAACTAAATTACCGCCTGTTATTCTAACAATTAAGTTATCATCTTTAATCGGAGTTGCACCTATATCTAATGGTACATTTAATGCATCAATTACTGCTTGTGCAGCATTAATTTCAAGTTGTTTGTTATCTTTTGCTATTTGTAGGTTAGCAATTACTGTATTTTGATTATCTACTTGAGATTGTTTTGTACTAACTAAACCGTTTTGAGCTGTTACTTCGCTTTGTTTATTAGTTACAAGTACCACATAACTATTATATTGTATTTCATAAGCATCACGCAAGTCTTCAGTGCTGGATTTTTGACCTTGATAGTTAATTATATCTGAATTTAGTGCAATTATTTGCGATCCTAATGATGACGATTGACTTTGTAAACTGCTAAGTTGGCTTTGTAAACTGCTAAGTTGACTTTGTAAACTGATAAGTTGACTGTGTAAACTGCTAAGTTGACTTTGTAAACTAACACGTTGACTTTGTAAACTATTAATCTGATTTTGTATAGATATATACTCACTTGACCCTGGTAGATAGTTGCCAAGATCGCTAGTTAGACTAGAAATTTGACTATCTATACTAGAAATTTGTCCTTCTAGACTAGAAATTTGTGATTGTAAACTAGAAATTTGTGATTGTAAACTAGAGATCTGCCCTTCTAAAGTAGAAATTTGTCCATCTATACTAGACTTTTGTGACTGTAAACTACTAAGTTGACTTTGTAAACTAGTAATAGTTGATGTTAAATTATTTATAGTTGTTATGTAACTTTGGTATTGTGATGTTGTTAAATCATTAGCATCACGCTGAGCTTCTAAAGATACTAGTTCAGATTGTAAACTTGTCAATTCTTGTTGTAAACTAATAAGTTGAGTTTGTAAACTATTTAAGGTAGAATCTTGTGCTATTGCATCTAATTCTAGACTTGATAATTCGCTGTTTCTTGCTGCAAGAGCTGCGTACTCTGCATCAGCATTAAATGTATGTGTTCGAGTTACAATTATTCCTTGTCCGTCACCTGTTCTATCAAACACCTTAATATCTACTGTGTCCAATACTTGTCCAGGCACATGTTCATCTGTACTACGAGAACTAGATACAGTAACAAACCCGTCACCATCTATAATTATTTCACCTGCATCATGTCCTGATGCGTTACCGTATGAAAAATTACCGCCTGATAACTGAGTATCAAAACTTAATAAGTCAGGAACAAATGCACCGTCGCTTGTAGATTTTCTAACAACAAATACATCGTTTTCTACAATATTATAATCGCTAACATCAAGTTCAGTTGTTGTTCCGTCACCTGTAATACTGTTTGTAATAGCATAAACATTAGTAGCTGATGATCCTGCTACAAAATCAGTTGCATCAATTCTTACACCGTTCTTGTACAGGTTATAAACAACGCCATCTTCTAATGCTTTTGAAAGCTGTACAGTAGATGTAGATCCATCTGCCCTAAATACTTCATCTTCGAATGTGCTATCATATTCGTCCCAAGAATCATTATACCATCCGCTTGCGTCCCAGCCTGCTTCAGTGTCAAAATCAAAACTTGTAATTTCAACGCCGCCATAATCTATACCATCAAGTACTTGACTTAAATCTTGTATAGTTGTATCGTATCCCGGCATTTCGCTTGTTGGTTTATAAAGGTTGTGTATTCTGTCACCTGCTGTAAGCATTGCCGGATCTATTTTATAATTAACAACAACTATTGCACCGCCAGCAACTCCAGTTGCAAATTCTATTGTTCCTTTATATATTGTGTAGCCTAACGAAGTGTCAATAACATTACTATATGTATATTCACTTACTAATGATTCTTCACCATTGACAGAAATAGATACAGTAAGTGAATCTAAATCCATTGGCCATTTTAAAGTAAATGTAGTCTGCTGTGAAAGACTTGTAAATGTTTGTGATTTATTTAAATCCAAATATTGTAGTTTCCCACTAACTCTATCAAATTTAATTGTAGTATTAATTTTTCTAATAGTATCATTTTTAATAATAGCAGTAGCGTTTGCTGCTTTGCCGCCTTCTGATTGGCTGCCATTAAACACTACCTTAGGAGCACTAGTATATCCTGATCCTGGATTAGTAACATCGATTGCACTTATTTTACCTCTGCTTATATAAGCAATAGCAGTAGCGCCTGTGCCGCCGCCACCTTCAAATGTAATTATTGGTGTTGATGTATATAAAGTACCTGTTTCTGCAAGTTCAATTTTATCAATATAATAAGTTGCATTATCAAACCATGATTTCCAAGGATACTTATCTCCGTCTTGTAACACAATACTACCATTTTCTATAGTAGCAGTTTTAGGTGTAATTTTTCCTGTATTAGGATTATACCACGGCATAAGGTCAAAGTCTGTAATCTGACTTTGTGATTTTTCTAATTTAGAATACGAACTTACAAATTCTCTAATTTTAGTTTTAAATGGTTTTACTTCATTAATATATTCTTGGTAATTTTTTAAATTATCATTTTGATAATTTATACGCTGTTCTAGTTCTCCAAAATTATGTTTTGCTTTTACAAAACTTGTTTTAAATAGCCAGTCTGGTTTTTGTCCTTCGCTTAAAATATAACGTATACTTGCAAAGAATATCTTGTTATATTCTACAGCTAGATTATCTACAAAAATATTATCAAACAATACTGATAAAATATTTCTAGTTTCACTAATAGGAACTCCATCATAAATTGTAGTGTCAAAAGCATAACCGTCAAATCCACTTATAGTGCCAGAAAAATTATACAATCCTTTATCAATTTCAATAGTTCCGTTTTCTCTACCAACTGTTTCATAGTTAATGCTATAGTCAACACTATTTTGATCATCTATCTTTTTAAGTAATAACCAAGTGTTATCACTTGTATTATTAATTTTTACAATATCACCAATTGCATCATTAAGTGATTCAAGTTCATAGGAATATTCTAGTGTATGATTTGCGCTAGTAAATTGATTATAATTAGTAGCATACCAATCAACATATTTCCAATACAATGTTGTATCAAAATTCTGTGTTTTAACACGCTGCCAAGACATAAGTACTGGATTGTATTCTAATATTGACCATTTATTTGCAATAGTACTATCACTATCTACTAATGCTCTAAGTCCTCTTACATTAATTATTGTATTGTTATCGTACCCAGATCCGTTACTTGTAACTGTAGCAGTTATAATTTGACCTTGTGAATTAATTGTTGTTTCAACTTGTGCATTTGTGCCTGTTCCTACAACAATTACGTTAGGACCTTGTCGTGTACCAGAGGTATACGATAGATCAATATAACCAAACCCAGGATCTGTAATAACAACATTTATTAATCTTCCATTATCAAGCACTGGTGTAAGAACTGCCTGTTTAAATTTATTAGTTCCAATAAACTGTACATCTATTTCAGCATCAACGTTATAATCATATTCTCTAGAATAGATACTAGGTGCATCATCTCGTGTGTTTAGACCACTAAGATCAAAATCATCAATAATTATTTGTTTTCTTAGTGCCATGTTAGCACGTTCAATTACAACTTTAAGTGCTTCTAATCTATTTACAAACCATGTTTGTCTTGGGCGTGTTAGATTACCGTACCTTAGTTTAGGACTAATATTTGGATCTGGAACTTCTTTTAGATTTTTATCAAATCCGACTAAACTATCAAACCATTTTGTTTTTAATTCTGTGCTAGGCACACTTGTATACAATCCATCACTAATAATTTGATACTGGTTATGTATATTTAATTGTTGGTTGGGAATAGTCCACCAAGTAAAGTTAAGTATAGTATCTCTGCCTTTAATATCTAATAAAGAATTATTAATAACATACCTATTTGGTGATTGTAATTCTACATATTTGTATCCAAACAATCTAGGATCAGAAATATACTGTGTGACATCATATGATGTTACTTGTCTTTCTTTTACAGTAGGTAACGTTTTTTTATTTTTAACCCAGAAATAATATAAATTACTAAAACTCTGTAGTATACTATCGTACTTTTTCTTTAATACATAAGTATCATTATTATATTTAGGTATTCCACTTATTCCATTAGATAGCCCGTCTTCACTATCTGCAATTTCTCTCCATTCACTAGGACTTAAATTGCTTTCAACCCATTCATAAACATCAATTGAACTTCCTGCAAATTGTGTATTCCAAGTATTTGTTTGATACTGAGGATTACCTTGATAAGGATTTTTAAATTTAGCTGTGCTAATATCCCACCATAATTCGCCTACTTGAGATATTCCCCAAGATTTAAATGCATCTACAGTTACACTATCATTTTCGTCAACATTTGTGTATATTGCTGGATCCCATTTTGTTTTATATCTTAATTCTTGTTCTGCTGGTCCTGCAATACGTCCCTGAATTGGATCGATTATATCAATATAATCAATAAACTCTTGCTTTGATTTATCATATAAAAACGGTCCTTTAAACTTGTTTATATCAACAACTGGTAATGCTTCTCTATGTTTAATCCAATTAGCAACACCATTCCACTTATAGTTTACAAGTGTATTATTAATTTTAGAATACAAATGATGACCATTTACTTTAAAATCTTTACTAATGTCTAGTGCGTCTTCTAATATACCTGCATATAAAAATTGATCTTCAATGTTTTCAAACAAATATAAATTACCTACATTATATTGCGTTTCAGTAAACGAAGTAAAGTTGTTATCGAAATAAGTACCGTCACTAAACTTTCTTGTAACAGTTTTATCACCGTAAAGACTAGATATTAAAAGATTACTTCCAATAAATTCTACGTTACGCCCAAATGCTTCGTTACTTTCATGCAAAGGACTTGTAATAGTATTAGTAAGTGTCCACACACCATTTGTATATTTGTAAACTTTTACTAATCCACCGTTTACAATAGATGCCCCGTCTGCATTTTCTTTATGAAACCCAATAGCAACTTGTGTGCCATCGTTACTTAGAGCAAAACTATGTTTATATTCTTCGTCATTAATACTATTATCTACAATTGTAATAGTTTCACTCAATCTGTAAGAATTATTAGAATATCTATATACAGATACTTCATCATCAATAGTAACACTAGTACTGCTATCATCTCTACTAACATAAGCAGCTAATACATTTCCATTTTCAGAAAGTTGATAATCATTTCCAAATCCGTTGTATCCTATTGCTATTGCAGTGTCTGTTCCGGCAGTAACAGTACTTCCGTCTGGTGTAATACGTGGAATATATCCTGTGTAATCAATATCGTTATCTACTATTGTCCATTGTGCAGCATTAAATGCACTTTGGCTAATATTTGTTGTTGCAACATATAGTTGATTATTTACTAACACAATGTCACCTGTATAATAATCTTGTGAGTTTGAATAAAATCCTCTAAAGTTTTTATCTAAACTAACTTCCCAATCATAAGTAACATTATTTTCAGTACCCTTTTTAACAAATATTATTTTATCAGATGCACTTACATATAAAACATACATGTCATTAAAGTATGCAAATTTTAATTGGGCACCTACTGCATCGAATCCTAACGGAATGACAAATTGTTTATCTAACTCATATGCGCCTGCTTCGATTCTTTCATAAACAGAAACATAACCAACACCATCATATAAAGTACCACCAGACGATGTTACTGGAATACTATTTGTAAAGACCCAGTTACTATTAGTTGATAAAGGTTCGTCAGCAGGGCGACCTGCACCTACTTCTACTCTTGTTTCTGGAACAATCCAAAATTCGTATCCTTCAACTACATATGTTTGTGATGGGGGGAATGCATATGATGGCGGAGCACCTAATTCATCTCTTGAATCAAATACTATTAATTTACTAATATCGTTTGTAGCAGTGTAAATACTTGACTCTACTAAAAATCCTGCATCTCTATCTACTAAGCCAGCTCTTTTACGAATAACACGAGTACTGTCTGCATAATCTGATCCTAAACTTGCAGTACCTGATATATAATTTACATATAATGTTTGTGTTTGAAATCCTGCATCCCAATCAGCGTAAATAACATCAAGCAATGCACCTGTGTTTGCATCTTCTAATGTATCACCTTCTTGGAATGAATGTGTACCAGCAGCATCTGTTTGTATTTGTACCTTTACATAACCGTCAATATATTCTCTTACGAGGTGTACACCTTCAAATATAGGAAGATTTACATTGTTAACTAATTGTAAATTTTCCCATGGAGCTGTTTGTAAAAATGTATTTTCAGCTAATCTAATAGTTTGGCCGACTAGTGTATAATTAGGTGCAGTAGGTCCTAATCGAATAAACCATTTTGATCCATAATCAGTAATATTAGTAACAGATACATCATCAGGTGCTTTAAATCTACCAATTAATGATAATTTGTCGTTTCCATTTTGAATAGTACCTTTAGAACCAATGTCATTACCTATACTATAAAATCCATTTAGGCCTCCAACATAATTGCTTGGTCTGATATCACTTATAATTAACCCCGGAGCGTTATCTACAATTACATCTCTAAATAATACAGATGATCCAATATCTATTTTCCAATATCCACCTAAATCACTATGTGTGCTATCCGGAGTTTCGTATACATACTCGCCAATTTCTACACCGGTAGTAAGTGTTAATGTTCCTGTTGGAGTAAACACACCAGATGTTGTATTAAGATATATTATAAATCCATTTCCGTCTGGATACAGATATGAAATAGTTCCTTTACCTGTTCCAGTATCTATTATATCTCCTACAGTAGGTAAGTTAAGTGCAAGATTAACACTTAAAATCATATCAACTTTATCTGCTATTATATGCTCACCTGTTAAAAATGCTCCATCTAATCCAATAACTGTATTTTCAAAAGGTTCTCTAGCCAATAAAGGATTAATATGCGAAACACTATACTGGAGCCAATTTAAGTTTATTTTACTTCCTACAAATACAGCAGCATATTCTGCTTGTGTTGCTCTTAATAAAAAGTGATCACCTAAAGTATTTGTTTTAGGATAATTAGCAGCAAGTAAAAACCCTGGCTCTGTACTATCATCTAGATTATCTTTAATATCTGGATATGCTGCAAAGCTACTGTAATTTTGTGATGCAATTTCTGGTAGTGTATTTCGTATTGCACTCCAATAAGAATCATTATGTTTTACAATTTGACCTGCAGAGTAAGCAGTTGCATTATTCCAAGGACCTACTAGATTTGTTTTTATTTCTGTATCGTCGGGACTGCCAACAGCAATATATTTGCTGTCTGGAGATATGGCAACAGCTTTACCAAAACTATTACCATTAGATAAATTAGATTGTTTTTCTATTACACCTTCTAGCTGCATAGCAATAGAATCTGTGCCTCGAGCATAAACTTCAACAGTTCCATCTAAAGGAGAACCTGCAATTGTTATTGTATTTCTTTTATCTGTATCATAATCTATTGCCCAGGCGGTTGATCCTTCATCATTATCAAAATTCCAAACTTTTCTATAATTTTCATATTGACGTTTGTATACAGCCCAATTATTGTTAACAGAATCTATCCAGACAGTTGCATCTTGCAAATCTGAACCCATAACAGTTGCTAATGCTGATATTGTTTCAAATCTATGAGAAATAAATTTTCTTATAGGTAAAAATTCTATAGTTATATCGTCAAGTACATTAACGTATACACTATTATTCTCGACCTTTTTAACAGTTCTAAGAACTTCTGTACTATCTGTTGTGGGGATTATAAAAATATCATTAACTGATAATCCATGTGCATTATCAAAGTTTAATCTTGTTTGAACACCATCTTCTACTGCTGTAAATGTTAAACTAGTATTTTCTACTTTTACTACATCCCAAGTATTATTTAAATTGTTTCCAATCCAAATATAATCATCTAATTGTAAATCAGAAGCAGTAAGTGTTAACAAATCACTGTAGTTAGCAATTTCATACTTTACATCATCACTATGTACATAACCTGCTGTTGCTATTACTTCTTTAGGCGAAGTAGCATGTACTGGAAATACTGATGCAGGGTTATAATCGTTGTCTGACAAATAGACATCATCTTTAGATTGTCTGTAAATTAAATCTAAATTAGTGCCGCTATCACGGTTTACCAATTCAATAGGTTGAGGCGACAATTGAAATTTCTTTTCGTCTAATACAAATTCAGTTTCTTTTATGCCATCAATAGCGCCGTATGTACCTGCGTTAAATGCCCATTCTTCGTAAAATTCTAAACTATTTGTACTTGTTCCTATACTATCAAACAATTTAGTTAAAGCGTTTAGTGATCCTTTTTCTTTAATGTATCCTTGATAAAACTTATATTGTGTTACATCATCTTTTAGAATATTTTCTAAATAACGTCTTTTTTGGTATCCTATTAAATGCTGTGCAAGTCGTTGTTGTTCAACATCAAAATTATCAGTATCTAAATCGTAAAAATCAGCAAATTGGTTTGCTTTGTATTCAAAGTTTGGAAACATTCCAGGTTCTGGTTTTTTATCAAGTATAGTCCATGTATCTAAACTAAAATTAGTAACACCCGGTGCATGTTGTTTAGCAACATAATAATATTCTTTATATTTTACAATAGTACCGATTGTATAATCAGTATTAGGTTCCCAATCATAACAAATTGGGTCATCTATTATAAATCCTGGAACGTTTGTGCTGCCGTCCCAATCGCTTGATCTATATCCTAAAACTTTAATACGTTCTTGTCTATACCCTGGTGCAGGATTATAAATTACATCTTGAAATATAGTTGTATTATCAAGAGTAACAATATGCTCTTTTTGTGTTAAAGGAAGTTTAGCAAGATAAATTCCTTCTGCTGTATCTTTTGGTTGTAGTATAAATTCTTTTTCTATTCTGCTATAAGAAAGGTTAGCTGGATTAATCGGCTTGCCGTTACTGTTAAGAGGAACTGTAGAATACAATTCGTTAAAAATATTATCAACAATAAAGTCTTCTTTATAAAACTTTAAAGTTTCAGCAGCCGGGCTTAATGTAATAACACTATTTTCTTGCCAGTTCTGAGTAGTCCAGAATAAAAAGTCCTTTATACTCATACGCCAGTTTTGTACTGTTTCTGTTTCAGGATTAAACGATTCAAATATAAATCCGGATTTTTTAAGATAATATTCGTAACCAGCTAAAAAGTCTATTACTTCTTGAATCGATGCATACGTTGTGCCATAATCAACATATGAAGGCTGAGTGTTAAACTCTCTAGCAATTGTTGCTGATACTCCACCAACAATCGGAACTTCAGAAATTACTACATACAACGTAGTATCAAATGTTTCACCTGATGTGTGATCTGCTTTTGCTCTATAAAATCTTCCTTCATATCTTATTAAATTACCTTGTAAATATGTTTTACCACTATTCCACTCAACAAAACTTTCGCTTGTGCCGCCTTCACTAATAACAAGATCTTTATTACTTGATATAGGAGTATGTATTGTAAACACAGGGTTAAATCTGTCATATCCTCTTACAACAAACCCTGCTTGTTGTTTTTCGATAATCACACCACTGTATGTTGCAATATCAAATGCTGTACTTTTGTTTAAATGAATACTGTAATTTTCTGTTGGAACAAAAACATTTCCTTCATTTAACGGAGTTCTTGAATCTAAAATTAAATTAAATTTATCTTTATTTGTAAATCCTGCAACTCTAAGTCCTAGTTTGTTTTCTAACCCTTTAAAAGTTTCTTGATATTGTGCATAAGATGTATTAACATTACTATGAATTAAGTTTGCAACAAAGTTAACTAGTCCGGCGGTCTGTACTCTTGATAGATCCGAAGTTGAATTTGGAAATAGTAAACTCTTTAATGTAATACGTTTATTAGTATCACCGTATACTAGCTGTCCTGCAAAGTTTCTACTTATTCTACTTCTGTCAAACCCTATTCCAAAAACATGCGCAGGTCTGTTTATTATTAAACTTTTTATTAATGCATACGGATAATCTGAACTTCTTCTCCAAGCACTTTCAATTGGAGCTAAATCACCAAATTTAAACTTAGTCTTAATTAATGTATTACTAAAGTTTTTAATATATCCACTGTTTAACGGAGTTTGTATTTTACCTTGCGATGTTGCAGGTGGAAAAGATGCTAATCCTGGTCTTGCAAATTTTTCACGCACAACTAAAGGCTTGCCTGGCTCTCTAACAAATCCTTTTTCAAGATCTGACCACATTGGAATGTTATCACTTGTATAAGGTGCAGGACCGTACACTTTATTCCACCAGTTAGGCTTAATACTAAATCCTAAAATTTCCCAAGGATGTGTATGAGGACGATCTGTATCATATGCATCTTTATAAATACCTCTCCAAAATCCTAACAATGGAGTGTCGCTTGGACTTGTACTTGCAAAATAATTAAATGTAAATGCATTAGCACTTGAATAAAAATCATTATTAGTATAATCTGGATTGCCTACAAGTCCTAACCAATCAATAAAATCATCTACATATGCATTATCAATTTGTTGATGATTAAATTTAGTTTTTCTAAATTCGCCGCCTACATAATCATATATGTTAAAAATACTTTCGTCGTACTTAACTTTAATGTTATTGTAAATACGCATTTCTAGTTCAAATAATAAGTTATCTCTAAAATCATTATATCCAATTCTTATACTTCCGTCATGACCTTGGATAACAGTTTGAGGTTCTAAATATGTTTCATCTATATAGATACTAGGAACATATGCTGGATATAATCCTAATTTACTAGGTGTTGGAGGGATAAAACACCCATCAGTATTACTATATTCACAAATAGTAAGTATATCATCATACGCTACAGTATAATCATCTTGTAGCACAACAAAGCCGTCATCATTAAATGTATAATCTTGCATATATGCTAGTTGAACATTATTATGATATACGTTTACACTTCGTATACTAAGTTCTGTTAAATTAAATTTTGTGTTTAACGGATAAAATCTATTATTTGTATCAAATACTGTATGATCAGTTGAATAACATGGACCATACCCTAACATATCACTAAAGAAGAACGGCATAGAATTATTTTTATTGATATTGATAGCTTCTAACACTTTATCAACATGTTCTTTTACATCGCCGTCCCAGCCTAAATTATTTGCAACATCTAAAAAGTGTCTTTTAAATTTTCCGTATTCACGTTTGTTAAATTCTATTGCAGTAATAATATTAGCACTTTCATCATTTAAATGAAAATTTGCAAAATTAATAGGCGCACTATGTTGTACAAAACGCTTACCGTGTTTAGCAACTAGTCCTGCATCTCTTAATTTACTTACACCAGGAAAATTACCTTTAAGCTCAAGCTCTTCAAAAATTGTTGATACATGATCATTCATTTCGCCAAATGTAAATCTCTCAATATTAAAATTATCAGGATTGTTTGATAAATTAATAGGTGTTTCATAATGACCATTGTCATTTTTAGGTGAAGCACTATGAGTTTTTATTAACACAATATCATCTTTAGTTGCAGGGGTACTAAGTATAACATTTGCAGTATTGTTAATTGATGTAATTGTATAATCAGTTATAAGTTTATTATTTTTGTATACTCGTGTCCACAAATCAGATATGTTTGCACTATTATCATAAACATCTATAGGAAATATAGTTTGTAAATCTTCTGCAATAGTCTGATTTATTACCGGCTGTCTACTTAGATAAGGTGCCTTTTCCCAAGCATTTTTATATTCAAACGTATCACGGCCGTGATATTTTCTAATTAACAAATTATCTGTTGACACAGTTTGCTGAATATTCCTTACAGTATATTCTATAGTATCTGAAAGTAAGTTAACATCAAATTCTATATCGCCTATATTTTCAATACTTCTATATGATAGAGCAAACCCAAGTTCGCTATCAACTACACCACTACTAGTTTTATAAGATATTATCTTTGTACCAATTTGAGATACATTTTCTAAAGTTTGTGTACTTTCACCTTCTTGTGTAAATAGTTCAAAAAACGGTGCTTGGTTAACTGAATTTTTATTTTGTGATGCAACCCAATCTGTACCATTAAAATAAAACATCCTACCTTGAAAATTTATACCACTTTTTATTAAAACAGTTTCATTTATTAATGGGTCTGTATCGGTAGTTTCTTGAAGAGATAATTGTATGTTATTAATAAATTGTAACTGTTTAACTTCGTAAATTTTATTTTTTACTAATACATCAGTGTCACCTGTAAACAAAATACGCATGCCAGGAACAATATCAATGCCGTCGATATTATATGACGACTTACCTTCAATGATACTGAATACATCTGTAGTTATGTTATCAATTAAGTCAACATCTTTTTTAGTAATAGTACCAAAGTTACTTAATTTAAGATTAGGTTCAAATTCAATAATAGGTTTTTTTGCTTTTAATGATTCGTTAATAATCGGTATCTGATTATTAGCAGCAGCAGAAATTTCTATTACTGATTTATGAAACCATTTATTACTTCTTGCCCAATAACTTTTATCTTGGCTAGCTCTGTTACTTACAATATAATCTTTTGTGCCAGCGTATCCACTTGCATCATCAAATGGTAATCTATCAAATAGTTCGCTATCAAACGGAACATTAACATCTGTATTATAAGTAGTCGGAATATATAAATCTTCTTCAGCTATTAATGTAATTTTGTTACCAACACCTTCAACATACCATTCTTTAGTAGCATATGTTTCGGGATACACTGTACCTGTAAATCTAATCTTCATACCATTAGATAATTCAATACCGTTACCACTTGTATATTTTTTCTTTCCTATAACTTCATCTAATACATTAATCTCAGATGCATCTTCAACATCTATTATTTTAAAAATGCCGCTTTGGTTTATATCGTTTTGATTTACATAGTATAATACTTCAGGAGCAGTTGTAGAAACTTTAATAGTTAGTGTTTGACTACCGTCCTCATGAAAAACACTTGTTATACCGTCAGTATATTTAAATTCATCAGTGCCCGGGCGCTGAGTTCTAATTTGCATCGGCATGCCAGGAGTATTAATTTCAAATACATATGTTTGACCTTTAAGTAATTTTAAATCAGGATTACTTGTGATTCCATTTGGAGAAAATACATATGAATAATTATCAACATTATCTTTTTTAGTAACAGTATAAGTGCTTGTATTTTCAATGCTGTTGCCTGCAATAGGTACAGTCTGTGGACCATAAGGTAACCAATAATATTCTCTATAATTTATAAATTTATCAAAATCAATATGAGGATCAAATGAATAATATTCCTGTTCATTTAAATTAGAATGATTTGAAACAGTACCTTTTAAGTTTTTAATTTGATTAATATAATCGATATAATCTTTATAAAAGTTTACATTATCTAATTCGTCAACACTAATTGTTGCTGGTCCGAATTGATAATTATTCCTTAAACTATTTGTTTCAGTAGCATAATTATCTGTTGCTGTAAATGCTTTAGCTGTTTTTAATCCATAATATGCATTTAACTTTTCAGCAGTACCTTGTTGTATTAATTGATCAACTGTTGCTGATAAAAACTTTTTGTTTGGAAGGGTTCTAAAATACTTAGGAATAAACTTATCTGATTTGTTATTGTCATCACTAATCGGATATTCATTTTGATTATTATCGTATGCCATTCTTAATTATATTCCCCGGAGCTAAAATTTGCTGCTGAGCTTTGTATGCCCACTATAGAACTTGTATCACTAGTAATAACGTTGCCAGATGCTTTAAGTCTTGTTGCTGTTATTGCAGATATAACTTCAACATCGTCAACTTGTGCTGCATTTACAAATATTTCATCATCTTCTGCCTTTATTTCAAACAAACTACCAAATGTTTGATCTACACTAGTTGGAACAATAACAAAAGTTTTTAAATTTGGAGCCATTTGCTGTGTTACATATGCTGACAATTCTTGGAAATAAAATGTATCTCCAAAGTCCCAATTTTCTAATGCAAAAAATTCATTCACATATGTAATTACATCTGCTTTTAATTGGTTATCTGTTATGACTACATTTTCATTTTTTACTATTTTAAATTTTGCTTGTAACAATGTAGGTGCCTTTTCTCCGAACAAAGGTTTATATTTTACAGGATGATAAATTACTTCATCACTAAGTGATTTTTGTTGATTTATTATTTGTCCAAAGTTTAAAAATAGTTGATCTGAACTTAACGGCAAAGGCGCAGTTTCTATCGATCCTTTTAAATATTTTCTATATTCAATATCGAATGTTTTTGTTAGTAAGTAAGTATCAATTATATTAGTACTGCTAGGATCAATTCTATAATTTTGATCTGCATTATGTATATATTGGAATTTAATATTAGATCTACCAACATATGATTTATAGTCATTTGTTATTTCTAATATACCATTTTCTATTTTATAAAAAGCATTTGTTGATGTATTATAAAAAACATCACCTTCGTTGTAACCTGCAATTATAATATCTAAATTATTAACTTTATAAACATTTGTACCAGGTGTGTATCTATAATCTTCTACTTCAGAAGATGGATTATATTTTTCTAACATAATAATTTTTTCAGATGCATTAATATTTGGTAAAACAATTTGTTCAAATATATCAGGATCGTCAACTACACCATCGTCGTCATTATCAAAAAAGTTAACTTCTATTTTTTTACTACTAATGTACCCTTCGCTATCCCTATATGACTCAGATATTTCCCAATCAAAATCTGTTGTTAATGGGTTAATTTCTTGAACATCTAATTTAGTGTTAATGTTTAATACTCGTATAGTATCAATTATTGTATTACCAGTTTTATTGTTATATATTTTATCTCTGCCATCAAAGAAAAATCTTACTTCTTCGTCTGATTCAAAAATATATCTCATAGAGCGTGTAGTAATTGTGTATGTATTACCATTAGTTTCAAATAATAACAACCAACTTGCGTCTAAATTTTGTGATGCAGTGTCACCGGCTCTACCTAGCCCAAATTCGTTTACAAAATTAATATTGTCTTCTGTAATAATTTTCCATCTTTCAACAAGATAATCATATCTTAATGCAAATGTCTTGTAAGTAAAAATTCTATCAATCATTTGTGATTTAACATCTGAACTGACTACTGTTGTAAGTGCTGGTATAATTTCTGCAATCGTTGGATTAATATTTGTCAACGACGGTATAATTTCGTTAAAAACAATATCTCCAGCATTGCTGCCATCATTTGCAACACTGATTACTTTAGCCCAAATATATTCAACCTGGCCTGCGTGTGGGTTGGCGGTGTTTGACATTAATGTAACATTGTTAGAAGTTTTCATAAAATGGAAGCCTGCAGGAGGAACAAATTTTACCATAGATCCAACAGTAAGATATTTTAAGCTAGTAGATGTAAACCCTCCAGTTTTTAAACTTAGGCCATCTAAATTTGCATCTGAAAATGATCCAGAACTTTCATTAGTACCAGACGAAAACTGTGTCCATATATAATTGTTTAAAGAAAAATCAATTCTTGTAAATTTATCATAATAATAATTTCTAAGTTGTTTCTTTGTAAGTATCGGTTGTATTGTATTAATTATTAAATTTTCAATATCATTACGAGTAGTAAATGTTAATCCATTTCTATCTAGATAGTATTCTTTATACAACACACCGTCATTACCATATATATTTGTTTTTGAATACTTTCCTGTAGAATCAATTAAATCAAAATATCTACTTATACCACTTGAAGTTCTATTTACACTTTTTGTTTTTATTATTTCTTGACTTATTGTGCTTGGCACAATATTATAATCTTCAGCCGTAACCATTCTATTTTGAGTATAATAAACTGCTGGAGCATTTAACTTAATACTTTCGTTTGTTTCAGATGATGCACTATTCAAGACAGAATATTTTAAACTTAATTCAAATGTTAATGTTTCTTCTATTCCTTCTGAAGAAAGATAATCAATGTCAATTGTAATTTTTTGCATACTATTAGCAGTAATATTTAATGACGAGTTTGCACTAGTTCTAAAATAACTTTTAAATGATCCTTGAGGAAGGTTTCCGAATATTCCGTCACTAAAGACTAAATCAATTTTATCATCTAAACGTGTAACTACGCTATAGATATTTTTTTGTGTACTTGATAAGTTATTGTAAACAGCATTGTTTCCTGTTGCACTATCAACTTTTTCCCACAAACCAGTTTCAAACCCGGATGTGTTTAATTGGTATAACCAAACATCTGTATTATTAACGTTATTAGTTTCAATGCTAATTACTTGATTAGTTGACGGTGTGTCAATTGTAAATGTTCCGTCTTCTAATAACCCTTGTTTAAAGTGCATAAAGAATCCAGTGTTTGAACTACCGAAACCTTTGTTATCATCTCTATAGATAAATCCTAAATTATTTCCTGCTAATGGTGGTTCTTCGATTATTTCATCAGATGTTAGTTCAGCTGAAACAACTTCAAACGGAATATTTTTCCCATCAATAACTTTTGAAAATCTATAGATCGGAAGATCAGTTGACGATCCGTTTAATTTATACTGTTGCGAAGATATATTGTTTACTTTAGCACTCTGTCTTGGGCGGCCAAATTTATTTGTTGACGGCAATGCTGCATTTAAAATTTTTGTAAATTGCTCGTACCAGTCAGGGTTAGTATTATCATTCCACAACACACTTTGACGACTAATATTTGATCCATTTGCATCTATAACATCTTCTGTAGTTTTAATTGACTCGACTTTTAATAAGCCACTTGCAGCTAAATTACGTTTTGCATTATAACTTAACAGCCTAGCTAATCTTAATATAGATTCCCTACGTTCTGCAAGCTCAAGAAAGTTTTCACGAGAATTTAGATCAATACGGAACGAAAGATTTTGACCTAAAAAACAAATCATATCAATTAACGCAAGATATTCAGATGACTCAATATAATCGTTAAAATCTTCTGGATAGTTTTCTCGTAGATAACTAATCATAGTTCGTCTTAGGTTATCAAAATCATAACTTTTAAAGTTTGCATTACGGAAAGATTGGTAAATTCTCTTCCAATCTTCAGCAACTAAAAGTCTGTTTTGTCTATCGGTTGATGACATATTCGTTCCTCATTTTAATTACTAATATTTATCGTATTAAGTTAAGTGCTATTATATTAATCCGTTGTTTTGATCAAATGTAAAACGTAGAGACTCTGTAATATTATACGGCAGATATGTAAGCGTTGTTTCAATTTGCAACCCATTTTCATAATCAGTTACAATTACTTCTTCTATTGTAACTCTAGTGTCATTTTGTAACACACGGTTTACATCATCTATAACTGCTTCTTTTAGCTCTTCAGTTAACGGCTCAAATAAGACATCCCAAATAATTGTTCCAAAATTAGGATCACTTAGTTTTTCTCCCTTACGTATATGAAAATGATTTATAATGTCTTGTTTTATAAGTGCAATATCGTTTAATCTGTAAGTTTTATTGTTAGGATTTATTGTGCTAAATCCTTTATACCAAGATTGTACAGATTGATCTGGAGTACTATTATTTTTAGTAACTTTTACTGTTTTGTATAAATTTTTCTGTGGCATTTTACTTCCTTAAACTGTACTATCTTCTGCACCAGCACTAATAGTTGATCCGTCTATAGGCACATCTAACTCTGCTGGTATTGCCCAGTTACGTCTAATAGTTAGTGTGTATTGACTGTTTGATTCAAATCTATAGTTTGATATTTTTGCATTGTCACCTTGGTTGCCGCCAAGCACTTTGAAACGTTTATTTTTTGTATCTACTTCCCAAACAAACCCTACATGGCCGCCGCCTCTAGTTTTTGATTTAAATACAACAACATCTCCTTTACGAATCTGTGATGTATTACGCCAAGCAACTTCTGTACCATAATTTTTGTATGCTTGCGAACTCATAGATTTTAAACCGCCTATTCCTGCTTCTTCTAAGGCCCAACTTACATAAGCAGCGCACCAAGCAAATGCCATAGAACTACTATCTCTTTCGTATGATTGATTACATACTCTATATGTTTGCAATATTCTTGGATTACCTGGATTACCTTTTTCAGTCCAATCCTGTGATAAACAATTTTGTAATAACGCCACAAGTCTTTCATATCCAGGATTTTGCGGAACAGGCCCTGTAACTTCTGCACCTGGAATAGTGCCTTGTTCTTGACCCGGAATGCCTCCTGATTCTATATCTTGTCTTCCACTTTGATTAGAATAAGATAAAAATTGTTGGTTAGTTACAACGTCTCCTTCGAGATTTTGTTCAAACTCACCGTCATAATTAAAACGCTGTGATTCTGTATTAGGAATCTCATCAGTGTAGATTGGAATGTTAGGACTTATAACTTCACTTGCTGGTATTACTACATTACACATTATCCAAATCCTCTATCATCTATAGGAGCATTATACCAAGTACTATCTGCATCAACTACTGCAAAGAATTGCTGATCATGATCTCTACCTAATTCATATCCTCGTTCAGTGCCAGCAATACAAAGTCTCATGTTACCTAATATGCCTCTTCCTTTATCTTTATATCTATCTTTCAAATATGCAGCACAAACATCACACGAAAGTTTAAAATTAGAAAGAAGTAATCCTGGATCATCTACAATATCAACACCAAATGGATTATTGTCTGTAATCGGTGCATTTGTTAATCCTGCAAGTTTTCCGTAACGCTCATAATTTCCTTTACCGGTTAGCTGAATAAGTCCTCTACCGAGATAGTTTCCTCCATCACCTTCTACATTATTGCCCATACCTGGTCCTATTGTACTTTGATAACCGTATACTAATTCAAAAAACTGGAATTTATCTTTTTTAATTTCAGTTAATTGTGAATCGCTTACAGTTCTTGATGCACTAAAAATACTACGTATTCTGTCATTACTTGTTCCGCTGTAACTTGATTCTTCAGTAGCATTAATTTGACTTTCAGTATTTGCACATGCAATAGCTGCTTTTACAAATTCTTCATTAAATCCTGCTATAGTTCTTAGTGAAGCTGCAAATATTCTTGCACGTTCTTTTTTGTCTGCAATTTCTTCAGGTGTACCAGTTGGTATTTGTGAGCCGCCTAATGTAGGTGAAGATGTAACACCGCCGGGTGTATTACTTGCTGCAATTGACCCGTTTGGTGCAACACTTCCAGCTACATTTGCTGCTGTTCCTAAAGGTGCATTTGTACCTGTAACATTACTATTTCTTAAAAATGTATCAGGAGTCTGTGGCGGATAACTATCTATAGGCGTTTTACCTGCTTCTGTATTTTCAGGAGTATACGCTGCTGGATTTAAGTTTTCATGTTCATACCATGGTTCGTGTCCAGGGCGACGAGTTGTCTGTAATGCTTGTTGTGGCGGAACTGGAACAACTGGAGATGCAGAATCTGCAATTTCTGCATCGCCTGCTATAGCTGCTGTGCCAGCTGCTGGTCCGTTTAAGTGTATTTCTGCACCAGTTTGTGTAATGTTTGCACTAGCTCGTAAATCTAAGCCGCCGCCGGCTGCTGTTACAAGTGCTGCTGTGCCGGCATGTATGTCTGTTTGCTCTCCGGACGATAATTTAGTGTTTGTTGCAGATTTGACATCTATAGCAGCATCCGAATTTACGATTAAATTACCAACTGCTTTAACATGTCCATCGCCATCAGTTGTAATTTTTAAACCAGCACAAGCATCTATATTCATATTACTAGTTGTACCTAAAAATAAATCTTTACTACTCTGTAAAGTCATCTGATCTTGCGAAATTAGGGTTGTACTTTGTTCACTATATAAAGATAAAGTACTTTGTGCATTTGCATTAAAACTTGTACCTGCACTAAAAGATGTATGTGTTCCTGTTTTTACATTTCGCTGATCGCCTGCAGATTCGCTATGATTTCTACCAACAACAGTATTCATATCTCGTATTGCAGTAAAATTAATATCTCTATCTGCGGTGAAATTTAAATCTTGCGCACTATGTACACTAATGCTATCTTGTGCATAGATGTCAATTTTACCGTTTGCTGTTAATTCTATCCAACTACTGCCACTACCATGAGATATGTAAACTAAATCTTCTGTATTATGAAGTAAAATTTGATGACCTGTTCTTGTACGTATTCTTGTAAGTTCATTTGCAGGTAAAGTTTTATCTCCACCTGATTCACCAGCACGTTGATTGGTATATTCCATAGGCGTATCTTTAGCCGGTCCTCTGCGTAACTGGGTTTCGTCACCGTCGTCCATTACAAAACTAGAACCGCCTAAACGATTTACAGGTATTGTAGCTTTGTGCTCTTTATCTCCGTATCTAACCTTAGGTGCGCCTGGTCTTTTGTCTAACGGCCCGGGTGTATTCCATCCATAAACATTAGATACTGCTCCTCGTCTAGCAGAAGTAGTACTAAGTCCTCGAACTTCGTCTTTATCTAATCCTTGATCAAACATTCTATTTGCATAATCAACGTTGACTGGTTTGTTATAAGCAGTTGGATGGTCACCTCTTGTTTCTAATAGTTTGTTAAATTCACCTACAGGTAATTTTGTACCTGTACTGTTGTAAGAAGTAGAAGCTCTACCGTCAGGAACCATAAAGTTCATATGTGTATCTTGTACACATCCTATCCAATATCCTTGATTAATTTTTCCTTCAGCAAATATTACAAGGACTTTTGTTCCAATGTCTGGCGGGACTGCCCAAAATCCGTAACTTTTTTGTGTAGCATTGTATTGATCTTTTTTGCCGCTTCCTGCAAGAGGACTAACTCCGTAAAACGGACTTAGATATTTTACCGTTACTAACTGTCCTGACTTTTCAGGACTATTTCCTGATGATGAACTTTTTAGTAATTCAACTTCTAAACCACCTCCGTAATACGGATCTAGATGACTTACTATAAGTGCTTCGTAAGGTCCAGCATTATGTAAATCAGGCGTCAGTGCTTTTTTATTACTGCGTTTATCTTTCATTAAAATCCTCGTATAATACCACGGTTAATATCTGCTAAACGATTATTAACATTTTCTGTTCGAGCTGTTTTTGCTAAAGCTACTTGTTCTTTAATTGTAGGGTTATCTTGTGCATTTGCTGCTGCCGGAGTTCCTGTTGCTCTACCTGTATTATCTAACACTGCGGATTGGCCGTTAAATTGTTTGTATACGCTTTGTCCTGTTGATCTTCCTTCTTGATTAATTCTACGTATGCATTCTAATTCTTGTGTAAATTTTCCGCCAGCCCATCTTGATTGAACTTTAATTACCTTATATAACCCACTAAACGGTTCTACAGGAACTGTATCTTCTGGAAAATCCATAAGTCCTGTATTATCATTATAATCAATTGGAGTTCTAAAATTTATAATAATATCAACTTCACTTCGTTGATAATCCATTTGTCCGTCTTGTGTAATATTTAATGTTCCAGGTCTACTATTATAATTTCCCATTCCGCTGTCAGACAGATAATAAGGATCTCCCATAATATTAAAAGTAATTGTAACTAAATCAACCCGGCTGTTTACTATACTATCATGGAAAGATCTAGCAACTCTAGTAGCAACGCTTTCATTGCTACCGCCTCCTATGTTACCAGTACCGTGTGTTCCTGTTCTACGTATACCGCCGCCGTTTTGGCCTGCAGAACCGCCTTGGCTAACTGTTGCTTGAGCTTCTCCGGTTGCACTTGTACTAGATTTTGTAGAAGTAACACTAGTTGCTGAAAGTGCATCACCGTCAGCACTTACTGCACTAAAAAATTGATTATTTAGATTAATTTCAAAATCTAATATATCATTATTTGCACCGGTATAGATATAATCATATTGTTTATTAGCAAGTTGTTTTAATCTTTCAAATCCTGGAGCAGTTTGTGTTGGACTAGAAATTGTTGCTAGATGTACTTTATATGGTACAACTTTATATACATAAATTTTTGGTGTTGTACCTGTTCGACGTTGTTCTTCAGCATCTGCTATCGGATATACTTCGGTTTCAATTTTAAACCAATCAACCATTCCAACAGAATCAGGACGAGGTTCGGCAAATTTTTTACCGTAATCACTAATAATTACAAGTTCTTCAATAATATCTTGTATTTTTGAACCTTTAGGAAACGTATAAGTTCTTAAATCATGACTTACACTCATTTTATCATTTTCAAATAATAATGTTTCTTCGTTATAAGTTAAACCTGCTTTATTTAAAGGATGATTTCCTGGAACATCAATACTATCTGCAAGTGTAGATTTACCAATACTATTAACATTGCCACCTATATTCTCTTTTAATTTTCCCGATATGTTTGATTTACGTGCAATATATTCTTTTGAGCTTTGAGTAACTGCTGCTCTATTAGTTGAATTTCCGATTCCAATGCCTAAATCTCCAATATTAAATCTAGGTACACTAGGAGCATTGCCGTTTTGTGTCATATCATAAAGTACACTCTGTATATTACCTCTGCTATCTGCTGATCCTGCGCTACCGCTGGTAGATGCAACATCTTCAGGAAAAATAATTACAAATTCACTAGGTCTAGCTCCTTGTCCTACTTGAATTTGTTCTAACAGTTGTGAATTAATTGTAGCGGATAAACTTTGGGGACCTGACTCTAAAATTTCATCTAATGTAGATCCTGTTAATTCGACATCATTAGTCATTGTTTGTATTGCATTAGTAAGACTAATTTCATTATACGGAACTGCGGTGACATCATATACAGTGCCGCCGCCAGTAACATTCATATCCATGTTTACTATTTTAAGAGGAAAAAATCTTTTACTTACACTACCAATAAAATTGCCATCTTCATCTTGACCTAAAAATTCTAAAGTAAGCAATAGAGGAGTTTCGAGATAATTTCTATATTCTTCAGCAGCAGCAATTTGTAGAGTTTGTAAAAATAAACCCATGCTATACGGTTCCATTACTTTAAACTGAATGTTAGTAGCATTTGTAGCTCGCTGAGAAGTAGTTGGTGCAATAATTGCTTCAATGTCTATATCATCTATAAAGTATTCTAATCTTCCAGATTCGCCTTCATATGCAGTTATAGCTTTTGTTGCTGCTAATCCTCCGCCACTTTGTAATATTGTCTTTACACTTTGACCTGCTCTATAAGTTTTTTCAGGATATGCCATTTGAGTACTTGATAATACTGCTAAAGTAAATTTAAATGTTCCGTTTGAAAATTGTTCTAATTCGTTAGATTGTTTACCCGTGGTACCTATACTACTACTAAACTGCGGTATTATAGATTGTTCATATTCGCCGTCATTAAATTCTCGTGCTGTTTGATTGAGCTCGTTTGTTCTGCCTGCAACATACGCTTTGATAATATCGTCACTTGATACCATGCTATAATCCTAAAAGTTCACGTAAAGATGGTCCGTTTAGTAAGTATATTTGTGTGCCTGCTTTAAAATCAAAAACAGGATCGATTAATATATCCATATTTCGCTGTGCAAACACCCACCATAATTTATGATTATTATATATGTAATTTGCAGCTAGATCAGGACGTTGGTGAAATATTGGTTCAATAGTATATAACACATCACTTGTTGTTTTTGGCACTGGTCTGACTTGTAACAAATCTAAATAATTTTCTGTATACGGAGTTGCTGCATAAGGACTAGATGAATTGTACGCCATTACATGAATCCTCCACCTGTTTTAAGATAGCCGCCACTTATAAACTTATCTAGACTAAATTGCTCTACCTTACGTCTACTATATTGCGGTACTAATGTAAGTGCAATTTGACACTTAACAGGTACAAATGTTTTTCCACCGCCGCCAAATGTTGTTTCAATATAATCAACATCAGACGGTAAGTCAATCATAAATGTTTGTAATAATACTGGAATATTATTGAACACAAATTGCCCGTATCCGTTTAATTTTAATAAAGGTGGTGGGTTACCTTGGTTAGATGTTTCGCCGTATGCCATTTTTGTTGCACTTCTTAAAAAGTGCATCACAGCAACCCAATATTCTGCGTCAGCTTCTGTCTGTTGAACAAAGTCTCCTGTGATTGTCATTTGATCAACTTGGCTATTTTGATAAGCATAAAATGGATAATTACTATGTACAGGATGCATTGCATCATAATTTGCTGTATGATTAACAATAACTGTAGGAGTATAAGGAAAAACTACACCACCGGTAATAGATAACGGCGCCATTATATCAGTATAAGATCCTTTCTTATATCCAAGTTTAACACGCCAATCAGAATTATAACCTGACCAAACTGCATTAGAAGTTGTGCGTTGCTGCATAACACCGTCTCTTGGTGCTGACGACATTCTTCCGTATTCTATAAATTCACTTATTTCTTTGCCATTTTGATCAGACGCTTGGTAAGATCTAGTACTTCTAGTGGTCATAATAATAAACTCCTATACTACTATTTAGTTGACAAAATTAAGTATGTATATTATAATATATAGTAAATACAATCTAGTTAGGAACTATAAATGAGAAGACAGAATTATCTAAACAACAAAGATATGCTAAAAGAAATACACAAATCAAAGATGAGTTTTTGTAGTTATTTAGAAAAAGATTATGCACAATTTGACATCATTTTACCCGGAATTGAAAAAATCAATGTTAGAACTATTGCAGAAGCAAAACGCAATAAAGCAAAACGTTTGGGCAATGCTGATTACGAAGCACGTAAACTAGCTGGAGAAAAAGTAAAACAAGCCGAATGTGAGATCGATTATAGAAAAATTACAAAAGAAGAA